CTGCGCCGCTGTCATCGAAAGATCGCTAGATGCCCACCAGTCTGTCGCTGCAATCAAGCGGTCACGTTCTTCACGGAGTAGCTTCATAGGCTCTGCTGCGCGAAGTTCTGCTGCCTTTGCGTTGACGGCTGCCCAGTCAGTACCCCAGTCACTTGGGCTGCTGCTTTCGATTGCCGAACCATTAGCGTCTGCTCCGGTTACTTTACGGAACATCTCGTTAAACTCAGCCTCAGTGGTAGGTTCGCCACGGAGTACCCATTCGGTGATGCCTAGTTCGGTTAAGGCTTGTGATATGCTCATTTGTTTACTCCTATCCTACCAAATATCCAAAGAAACGCGCTCCATCTCGAAGGGAGACGGTAGTGTCATCGAGTACACGAATGTACGGTGTAACAGTTTGATTTGCTGTGAGTTGAATTAACCCTGAACTATGTGCAGTTTGATATGCGCCACCTTGGTTGTCTTCAAGATACCTGTATGAGAGGTCAAATGCGCTATCTACTTCAGCATCGTCAATGAGCAAACCCATTGACACATAGGATGACCCTTCAAGCGCATTAACCATAACATTACAGCCAAAATGGTAGATGCCATTGATTGGGGCGGTGAACACGGCGGAACTGTTTAGAGTTACGTTGTTACCAATGTCAAAGTCTTTCGTGTCAAAAGGAACTTTTGTAGCACTAGTATAGTTTTGTGCAGAAAGGTCTGTACTTTGATAAACAGAAAACGCTGGTTTAGATGGTTGAAGAATACGACCACTGGTATCAACAGTCAGCGCAGTAGTACCCGCCGTGTTCTGGATTTGATTGACCTTTAGAATACTTGTCATTGGGCAATCTCCATTAGGGTCATTGTCCCGCCATTACCATAGCTAGGATGGTTAAACATAACCTCACCTACTGCCGCACCTTGTAACTTGTAGGTTGTTGCTGATGTTGTTGCGGGGCTGTCATAGTAAAATACTGTTTGGAAATCCATGAACCTATGGGTGGTGCTGTCTGGAACGTGTCCTGTGTGATATTGGTTTGTTGGTTCTTCACGAATTAGAGTGCTGTCTCTATACAAATTAGTACAAGCTACCTGCCAATTGCTAATGTTTGAAGCACCATTAATATAGATATGATTAACATAACAAATTAGTATCTTATTGCTTGAGTTTTGAGGCGTTATCGTAGCAGTCATACCCGGAATATCTGCAAAGGATGTGCTTGTTGTGCTTAAAAGTGAATTTGCAGAAACACTAACAACCTGCACAACGTGACCCGCAATCTGAACACCGGAGCCGCTGGTCTTTTCGGTGATTGTATCAACGTATAGCGTACTCATTGTGCAATCTCCATAAGAGTAACGCTACTATTCGCATCTGGAGTATCATTATTTATGGTAGCATTGTTACCGCTAGTGAGTTTAATATACACTTGATATGTAAGTGCGTTGGTTGTAGCTGGTGAATCTAGAAAAGAGGCAGACACGCTTGATTCTACAATTGAACCACTACCACCGTAATCATACGACCTAAGCCTATTTTGAGCCAAAACGGTAGTTCCACCATCTTTTGAAATGCCGATAAATATAATAGCATCGTTACCATTACTGTTGTAGGAGCGATACGCAATATTAAACAAAACATATATTTTTGATGAGCTAGAAGTTGGTGTTATAGTGGCTACAACATCTGTTGCACTTACAAAAGAGGTGCTTGTTGTTGTTGTTCGTGTGTTGGTTAATGTGTTAACAACCTGCAGAACGTGACCCGGAATCTGCACGTTACCACTGCTATCAATCGTGACAGCAGACGTACCCGCCGCATTGTTTATTTGATCTACATTTAATATCGAAGCCATCTATGCCACCGTCAGATTTCCGTTGACGGTAAGTGTTACGTTACTGCCAAGCGTTAAAGGGCCAACAGCCAAAGCGTTGTCTGTCGAGCCTATGGTTACATTTGAACTGAGTGTCTGCGAGTGAACACGGAAGATGTCACCCTTGCCATTCGTGGTATCACCAGTCGCACCGTTGTTACCATCGAAGTACCCTGCGCCAGCTTGTGGGGCGCTTACTGTACCGCCCACCCAATTTGTGCCGTTATACTGAAGGAATTGCCCATTAGTTGCACCAGATGCAGCCACATCATTGGCATCGTTGATGCTGAAATTACTTATAGAGAATGTGCCGTAAGCCACGATGTCTACTGTGTCATTGACCGCTGCGCCAGAAGCCAAAACAATGCTTGTGCCGTTGGTGGCAGTAAAGTCAGTGCCAGAAATCAGCTTAATACCGTTCAAATACAAATCAACGAAGCCAGCGTCATATGTTGCAGCAAAACTAGTTTGGCCAGCCGTTGCTGTGTAAGACACACGCTGCGATGTACCGTTGACCGATGATCCAGCGTTTTGGAAACCTGATGAGCCGTACACTTTCATAGTACTGGATGACGTATCAAACCAAAGATCACCAGATGTCGGTGATGATGGTGCTGTTGGTGAAACAAAGTATGTGTCACCAAAGTTGTTGATGTCAGACAGGTTGTTCGATGCGTTGATAACAGCGGCAATGTCTGCGCCAACAAGATTTACATTAGCAATGTTGTTAGCCACTACATCAATCTCTGAGGTAGCCTCATTGAGATCATTAGCTACTGTAACCACTTTAGCTACTTCAGCCGCAATAGCTGAGATGTCAGTCGCATTTGTTGCGGCAGCGGTAACATCAGCAGCAATTCCAGCAACAGTCGTGATGTCTCCGCTAAAAGCGCCTACTGCACTGATGTCAGAAATATTTGCCGCGACTGTCGAAATGTTGTTTGTTGGGCTGATCTGACCAGCAACATCGTTGATGCTTCCGATACTCGCCGCAACTGTTCCAAAATTATTGGATACTGTGGCAATGGTGTTACCCATTCCATTACCATGCACAGTACAGTAATACAGCAAAGCACTTGGCGCATTAGCATCAACAACAATAGTGACAGTCGCACTAGCTGAACCAGCGGTTCCTGATGAAGTAACTCCGGTTGTATATGAATTGCCGCTGCCATCCTTGAATGCAAGAGGATGCCCAGAAACAGAACTGTCACTCACATCAAAGACGTAAGTGTTGCCTCTGTCAAAAGTCAGGGTCGGGTTACTTGCTCCATCAATCACAAATACACCACCAGCTACAGTGACCGTAAAGTTCACGCTCGATGACAAGGCATTGGCCAACGATGTGACATCAGCGGAAACACCTGACACTGTAGTCACATCAGTAGATATTCCGGCTACTGTCGTAACATCAGCAATGTTAGTCGAAACAGTCGTTACTGGCGTAGTAGTCGCCCAGTATTTCGATGAATAAGATGTGCCAGTAACTGGCCCACTTGTCTTTTCCGCCCAGTCTTGCGCCGTTGTAGCAAAGGCAGAAGCGTTAGACGATGCAGCTTGAGCCGCAGACTTAGCCGCTTCCACAACTACCGATGTACCCCAGACAATGACATTCTCGTTGCCAGCAACAGCGGGAACAGATGGGGCGGTCACAAAAGTTAGTGTGTTTGTCGATATGGAATAATCATCGCCTGGGTTACGCAAAGAACCATTAACGTAAACTTGGACATCCGTGTCGCCAGTGTAGCTGTAAGTCAGCGTAAATACAGTCTGAGAACCATCACCCTCGAACTTGTCAACCGCTGATGCAGTGCCAGCAATCGCGGCATTCGCAATCAGAATCCAGTTTCCAGCCGCAAGATCAGTCGCAAAAGCAGATACGGCAGTGTGTGCAACCGTTGCCAAATACGTTGCATCGTTAAAATTGACGATATCAGCGGCAGCATAAACCGTTGTCGCCGCCCAATCGCCTCTTGGCGTTAGGTTTCCGGCAGTCACAAGGGCAAGCGCGTCTTGGCTCAAAGCCTCTTTGTGGATGGACGCATTCGCAATCTTGCCGTCATCGCGCTGGATCAGCGCAATATTCGCGTTCAGATCATCGAGCGTCAGCTTTACATCGTTAAATTCATTGTCAACCTGAGACGCTGGCAGAGGATCGCTGGGATTTGTAGTCTGGAAATCATTAAAATTATAATTTCGCGTGTAGTCTCTAGGTTGTGACATCAGCCGTAACTCCGATCAATCCCCATTGATTTTACCAAACGGCTTTTCTTTTTCTTTTTCTTAGGAAAACCGGCTTTCATGTTCGCATAAGCGCTGTCGCTAATAGTGCTGTTCTTCTTAGAACGGCTTGTTCCAGCAGCTTTTCGTTTGTTCATGTTTTCATAAAGGCTCATGTCAGATTGCACCGCCATCGCTTCAAGGCGGCTCCCTTCCTTGTTAACTTGCCGTTCTTGCTAGTCGGCCCTTTAACGCCGCTCATCCGAGCGCAGAACGATTTTTTCCGAGCGGCACGTTTGCCCGATGGTTTCTTTTCCGTGACAGGCGCTTTTAACTTTGATCCGGTTGCCCGATTATACTTCTCTCGACCTTTGGCGGTCAGCCCCGCGCCTTTACTTGCTGGAAGTTTTTCGCCACGTTTAATCGACAAAGAGACAGACATAAACAGACAAACCCTTAAAAGTTGATTTGATTATACAGCTAAAATCGACAGCTATCAACAACGCCCCAAAGATTGGTTTTTCCGAAAAATTTGTACGCAGCGCCATGATACAGTAATGCGGTGTCAGCGGTGTACCCAGGGGGGCGGGTCGGGCGTTGGCGGTGCGCGAATTGCAGCAGAATGACGCGAATAGTCCGAGCGAGACTGTTATAACGCTGGCGCTGCCTCGCTTTGCGCTTCTTTTTGCGGCGTTATATCTTGCGCGAGGTCTGCGCGTTGCGTTTCCCAGTTGTCGATTAGACCAGCCAGTTCATCCGGTGACATCTCGGCCAAGCTGCGCCCGCTGCCGTCGCCGTTCTGGTTCTTGTTAAGATCTCCGGCCAGTTCGAGGGCTGTCCTTGCCGCTGACACTCTGGCCGAGGCTGGCGCATCCTGGTCTTGCATCACATCCTTGAGAGTTTTGACAGACATATTGGCAAGATCGGTCGAATAGAGTCTTTGTCTTTCAAGCCGGATCATGGCTTGGACATGCGGGTTTCTGGTTAAGTTATAGGCGTTTTCTTTTGGGTGAGCATATCCAGACCGACGCGCTGCCTCAGTGGGGTTGACGTTATCAGCTACTAAATGATGGACAAACCGGCTTTGCTGCTCGGTTGGGTTCCATTTTCTTATGCCGGTCATTGCCTGCCTTTCTGTCAGTTTTGATGGTGTTGATTATATGTTGATTATTTGTCGCTTGACTATACGGTCAATTTGTCTGATGTTTGTAGAATATTGCAATCGACAAAAAGGAATTGATCTGATGAAAACACTTACTGAAACACTTCACGCCTTTGCAATGGGCAGCCTGCTTGCTGCTTTGTTTGGCTTTGGTTCTGCCCTCTGGGTTATCGCAGCCGGACAAGGGAGCGCAGCGGCGGCCAACGCGGCCGGTCTAATCGTGGTCTTGTCATTAAGCGGCGCTGTTATGGCGATTTTCTTCAAGCTTTGCAGCGCATTTGTCAACGAGGAGTCAAACCAATGAACCAGCTGAACCCAATCAAACACCAATCCGAGGTATTCGACCGCGCTTTGATGGATCAAATCGAGTGCCAAACTTATGGAATCACCGTTGAACAGGTCAAAACGTGTATCGAATGGCACGGCGGAGATTATCTCGAATATGTGGCCAGCGTTGCAAAGCTAGCGCAGCGACACGCCAACGACCTACCACCATCACCGGCAGCCGAGGCGATAAGGGTTCTGATCAACCGCATTTTGCTTGCAGACAAGCTTTCACAACAAGAAGGAGCCTTCTAAAATGTACTATTACCACAAATATGCAAACGCATTTAACGAGTATCACTTCCTTTCAACGGCCAAAACATTGACGGAAGCGGGTAAGAGTCTTGCGCGCACAAACAAAGCTTTTCCCGACTCATCTTGTGAGGGCGAGTTGATCCAAGTCTTGACCGGCGTGAAGGGTAGCCACCGCCGGAAGCGCCAACATGGGATCTACCGGCTGGTTGGTGACAAGCTGATCAAAGACAAAACCCATTCGGATCTTTCGCAATGGTAGAGCAGCGCAGGACTTTCGAGCAATTGACCGCATGGAAAAACGACCAGTTTTTACCGGTGGAAGGGTGCGAGGAGTGCGAGTTTGCAGAAACCGCCTGCTTCGAGTGTTTTCTTTATGGTGAAGCTGTCGAAAGGAGCGACTGACAAAGCCGAAACTAGCCGCAAGGCTAGTCGTGCGGATCGTGGTGACTCCGTGCCTGACGATGGCAGCCAATCCCATCAATGAAGGTGATTTAATCATGGAAGTGATTAAAATTTCTAATATGACCGGCAAGCTTAAAGGCTTTCGGGCAATCTCAACGAACACACTCACAAACGAATTTTGTGTTGATATGTTCAACCGTGACGATAAAGACCTGATTTGCACCGAGTGTTATTCAGCAAAAAACTTGCAAGGCGTGCGGAAAAATTGCGTCAGCAGCCGTCAACACAATAGCGAAATATTGTCTGGTGGTATTATTCCGCCTCATATGTTGCCGACTCTGCTAGATGCATTCATCCGCATTTCAGCCGATGGCGAATTGATCAACCTGACGCATCTGGAGAATATCCACAATATTGCGTTGCATAATCCCCATTGCGTCTTGGGCATCTGGACAAAGCGCAAGGATCTGATCAACAAGTTTTACCGGACACGCACGAAACCGGCCAACATGATCTTGATCTTTAGTAATGCGCGGATCGATAAGCCGATGCATACCGTGCCAAAGCATTTTGACCGCACATTCAACACGGTTCGCAAAAACAATTTCAAAGAGCTGCAAAACTGTACCGGCCAGAAATGCATTGATTGCATGGCCTGTTATTTGCCGAGCAGCGGCGTTACTCAAATTGTTGAAGCGGTCAAATAATGGATTGGCTCGACTGGATTATTGACGCGGCAGCCCTGATCGCAATCTGGGTTATCGCCTATATCATTTTACTTTTTTCTCATGCTTTTGGAGGTTAACCATGGAAAAACTACGTTTTACGGTAGGCATTGCCTACGAAGAAGGCTTCACGCTTCACATTGATGCTGAGTCGCAAGAAGCAGCTGAAGCCAAGGCTTTGGAGATTGTTGACTATTGGGCATCAGTCGATTGCGGCGAGTATCGAACAGACACGGTTCACCGTGAGTTTTTCACAGTTTAAGGGAGGCAGCGCAATGAAATATCTGGTGAAATTCTCGGCGGAAATAGAAGTCGAGGCAGAAAACGAAACCGAAGCCCATTTTGATGCGGCAATGTTAGCGGGTTTTGATTGTTTTGACGTAGAAATCGAGGAAGTGAAAAATGACTGATCAAGAAATCATGCAATCGCTCAAGGACTACACCGAAAGCCTATATCACTGGGCGCGTTGTTTCCGTGATGGAACTCTTGACGATTCATTTG